CCCTACGGGACACACACACTTGGCACACTTAGTTAACGTCGAGTGTCTAACGACGCGTTGGCAAACTTCAGCGGACCACAAAGTTAAGAACTCCTACGAGGAACCGGATGGTGGGGGGTCATCCAGTATTTCGTAAGAGCCCTCAAGTTCAGGTGACCGCGAACCGTCGTCACTCCCCTCTCCCACTCCAAGGAATTTGGTGACAGATGTGTACCAGGACAATACGGGCGTTATGTCTAACTTGGTACCCATATCTATCTGGTCGTTATGCTTGCCTAGCCGGTTGATCCGGACGCGGACTCGCACTGCGACCCTAGGATCCAAGATTTCCAAAACCTGACAAAATTTAATCATGTACCAATTATCAAGCCTGCGATTAGTAGTTCGATAAACGTTCAACACATCTCCAACCAGTCGAATTTCCTTGGTTTTGTCGAAGGCAACATCAATCTGGCGGATTTGCTGGCTGTCAAAGATGTTCCTATCAGCTACAAACTGGATAGCACACTCATACATCGCAAGACGCGGAAAATGAGGACTACGTATACTGATGGTAATGTCTAAGACACCATATGGAACTTTATCACTATAAGGAGGCCTTGAGATCAACTCAAGAGTTGTCTCGTGGCCATCCTCCTGTCGGTCGGCTGACACAGCATATTGGTCTACATAATTAAAATCTTTACCATTAACGGCAACATTGTCGGAGCCGGAATACTCAATCAGATCCCTATTCAAGATAACTGTCTCCTCTGGCCAAAACACATTAGTGTCGTATGGGTACGGGGCCATTCTATCCTTGAAAATGGTTCTTACCGAACCGCGTATCTCATACTGCGTAACATCACGAACCACGTTGTAATTAAACACCGTGGGCGCAGGAGGCGGCGGTGGTGGAGGGGGTGGTGGCGGCGGTTCTTCGCTTCCCTATTGCGGCCCTTGTAGAATCACATTATAGTGAATCCAGATGTCGCCGAAGTACTGTTTATTCTTGTCATCTGCTGTACATGACAAGTATCCAAGTACCTCACAAGGTACCTTATCAACCAACTGTACATTACTGGACGAGTCGGTGCTATAATACTTTCGGCTCATTAACCGCTGGGAAGGTATGGTCAACTCCTTCTTCTGCCAAACCGGAACCTGAAAGTTAGGAGTCATACTTTGTACTTTAGCCTTATCTGGGGCTGAGGCTACGGGGTTCCAGTCGATGCCTATAACTAGGGAGCCATCTTTCATCGTCCCAACAGCTGGACGGTACTCTAGACGGGCTGATCTCCAAACTATTTGCGAGAAATTCTTCGCCAGCTTGGACAGCCAAGGCATGCGGGTTGCGGAAGCCTGCAACACGTAATAAAAGGCCGCAGAGTCCTTAGCGGCGTCAACGGTTACCTCAAACAGCAGTTCACAGCGTGATACTACTATTCGGCCGTCGCTGCTAATTCCTGTGTTACTCAGGGGCGAGGGACCCTTACGTTTACGGTTGCGCTTCCTCTTGGCAGGAGCGGGTTGTTGTTGTTTTCCAACCTTAAGCGCTGCAACTTGAGCAGTCAAAGCGTTTAGCTGTTTCTTTAACTGCTTACTCATTGTGAATTAAAACGAAGAAACTAAGCTCGGTGATTTAGGGCACACCAAGGGATTGCTCACTAATT